ATAATAAGGAAATAGTATAAATCTTAGTATCATTTAAACCATGCCTTTGCTCGTAATTCTATTTTTAATCCTGTATTTAATTTTGATTGTATTATTAAAAATAATGTTGTCAGCTTGCCTAATTTTTTTACGGCATCGGCAATATCCTTAATGCCTTCTGGCCAATCAGGCATGCTTACACTCCAGCCATACTCGATTGCCTGTTTGACTAATTTAGGACCTTCGTGATCTCTATCAGGTACTACTATAATTTCTTTTTGTAATCTATCTAAAAATAATTTTTGTCTCGGATTTAGTTCACTGCCTAAAACAGCTACACCATCTACAGCAATGGCATCTAAAGGTCCTTCGCACAATATAGCATACTTTCTATTCCATACTTGATTATCAAGATTGAATACGTATCCTGGTTGTTGCTCACTTATATATTTAGGCTTACCGTCTCTGATCAATCTGGCAGTATAACCTACAATTCTTTTTTGATAATAAAAAGGAATTATCAATCTATTGGTAAATCCTTCTTCCTTACTGTAGTACCAAGAATAGCTATCAATATTGAATCCTCTATTATAGATATATTCTAAGATTAAATGACTGTCGGTATCATCAAGATTATCTTTTAGTAACACTGATCCTCTTGGTAATTCTCTATCATGTATAGTTGTTATTAAACTGGTTAATTCTTTAGTTTCAACATTCTCTTTAAGACGTAATGCTTCTAAACTACATTTACCAATTTGCTCATCCGGTATATTAAGTAATCGAAGAAGCTTTTTAAATTTGACTGTGAGTAATCTTCCAGGTTGCCAGCTGGCTTTGAATTGGCAATTAAAGCAGTGATAACTTACACTATCACCTACAATAATCAGTCCTCCGCGTTGTCTCTTATCGTCACAACAAACCGCATTAAAACTTACCCATCCACTGGGAGTATTTTTTCTTTTCGGAGGCAAGAAGGCTTGTACGGTATCTACAATTAGACTCATACAAGTATTTTATGATATTACTAATACTTTGTCAATTTTTCCGGTGTTACTGGATTCGGGAATATATTTGATTCGTAGCCAGCCGATATTGTTGCTGTAGTCTTCGATTTCGTTATAAACTTTGTCTACTCTGTTTGTAGTATTGGCTATATTAAAAATTTCTAAATCTGTCCATTCTGTAGCTGCACTGACAACAACATCTGTGGTAATTTGTACAGTTACTTCTGCATCAAAACTATTTGTTAAAAATTCTAATTTAATACTGTGATTTTCATTAATGTCATTTCTTGGATTTACTTCTACTGAATCGCTAACATATGTATAAACATAATTACCGGGTACAGTGTCATCGACCAAGTATACGAATTTATCAATAATCTGCGGTACTGCAATATCTGGCATTGCACCTGCTTTTAAATCAATAGTTCCGCCAATGCCAAATTGAGAATCTCCGTACAGAGGAGTTTTTTCTTCGTTTTCCCCTAAAATGTATAATGTGTATTTTAAAAATTGTGGTTTAATGTAAGCAATATCATCAGAATATATAGTCATTGTAGCCAGCCCTGTGGTGCTTGGCACTGGATTAACATCCGCAGTTAACACTTCTTGATTAAAGTTATCCATAATAAGACACTTTATATTGTAGCTGTTGATATTGATCCTTTTTTGATCAGCATTTCTAATGTCGAATTCAACAACATTTTTCATGCCTTTGTATAATTTTATAGTTCGTTGATACACAGGTCTCCACTCCACAGGATAAGATGCCAGATCGGCAACCACTGAAATTCTATTTGAATATAAATAACTTGAAATTTTTTGCATTTTGGAAATCTCAACTGTATTTATGGCAAAATTAAGAGAAAACATACAAGAACAATTGCCCTTTATTTCTGTGCTTCATTACGGTGAAAACGAATATGTTGGGATCATTATCAACCAGGATCAGCACGTTACCAGTTTCTTTGACTTAGGGGTTATTAAAACCGTCGAGGACAGATCCGGACTGCTTCAGTTAGGAGAAATTTGGTGGTGGGAATCTAACAGGCAAGTTCCGATTAATATATTCCTACGTAAAGAAATCGATCCTTATAGGTATGCAATTAAAACGTTTAACAGCAAAGATGTAAGGATAATTTTAGGACCGGTAGTTAATCTTTTAAATTTAACCTTAAAACGAGTTAAAAGAAAAAGTGTTCAGTTAGTCAGAAATCCAAAACGTTGACCAGAAGTTGAACTACCACCTAATTGCGAATGCACTACTAAATTGTAATCATAGTGTTTCCAAGGAACAATTTGATCTCCAATAAACACATCGACTGGTTTAACATGTTTGGCTCTGGCACTGTCTATAAGAGTCTTTGCATGAGACGGAGTTAAAGCATAAGCGTGTGCTCTTTTGCTCCATTGCCCTGAAACTTTACTGTGATTCATGCCTGTGTCGAGATGTAATTTAATTAGATAGTTTGATAAATCTAATTTAGGCAAAGGACCATTTATTACTGCATCTGACTCTAAAATTATATAATCTTCATTGTCTTGTAAACATTGTTTCCACAGTGTCCAATGACTCATAAAACATCCTAATGCTCCTGGTCTTGTAGAAACTTTAGTACCAGGCCTTATGTACAATCCTTCTGCTATAAAATCTTTTTCAGTCAGGCTTGAACCAAGTATTGCATCGAATCTTTCAATTTTCCATCCATGACGATTACCAGACTCTATACATCTTTGAAACTGTCTCTCGGCATTTGAATTATCTTTTAATACTATAACAAAGCATTTCATTTATAGAAACTCGTAACTTATAGATTCGCATATTAAATTCATTTGAACTATAACAGCCTGTGCGTATGCTATTGCATGAGCCTTTTTAAAATAATAGTCATCGTTCTCTGGCTTGAGCCATACTTCATTCATTATAGTAATCCAATCTTTGCCAACTAAGTATCGCTTGGATGGTCTTATCATAGCCAGTACAGCAGCCAATTGTTCTAAATTTTTTGGTTTAGTATTTCTTAATATATCCCCGTGTCCATTAACATGAAACAATAAATCTGTGAATTCGTTTTGTTCCAATAATTCCCAAACAGGCTCAGTGTTTATTAATTTTTCTAAATGGGCTTCGTCTTTAACGTCTTTATAGATATTAACATTAAGAAAATCTATTTTAAAGTATCCACGATTCTCGGCAATTTTATAATCAATATTGGAAAAATTTGTTATTGGATTATACGGTATGCTTTGAATATAGATGCCAGTATTATGCGGCACCAGAGAATTATTTTCTATTCTGCTGGCTTTGACATGATTGACTAAATTTAAAATCGTGTCTCTGTCCGGAAAATCAATATCTATATCAGGCATTAGTGTATAACTGTTGTTTCGAATAGTAATAAAGGTAAGTTTTTATTTAAAAATTCTGCATAACTTTCTGCATCATCTAAATCTTCAAATCCTTCAAGTTTAACATAAACTGATGAATCCTTCTCGCTGACAATTATTTGCATACTTAATTCAGCGTTTACGGAATTGATATTTTCGCTCATAGTGTGGACTCCTTGACCACGTTTTTAACAAATTCTAAGTCTGCTCGTTGTTGCTTAAATTTTTTCCTCCAGACATTAGGATCTATAATATTACTTATAGAATTTAGCTGGTCATCCCTGAAATTGGCTAACATTTCTTTACCAGAATTGGAATTTAAAATTAGCCAAGGACTAATTTTTCCGTCTTGGATATCAAATGCTGCTCTATTTGTACTAACATATTTAAAATAATGGTGCCACACACTGTTGTTATCTTCTGCCCATTTTTTCATGTGAGTGATACTTCTTTCCAAAGCTGTTTCTACACTTTCGGTATGTATTAAATGTAGTACATACTTTTCGTATAATTCCGGCCTGCACCAGTGATCTAATTTTACTCCGCTCTTGACAGTCCAGTCTAAAAATTTGTCTGGATACAAAGGATTAATGTTACTTACAAAACTTCCAAATTTTACAAATGCATTATAGTAAGGACTTTTAGCGAATTCATCGTAAGTTTTAGTTTCTTTATTTTTTTGTACGAATTGATAAAATCGACTAAACGCATCAAACCCAATAACAACATGTTTTTCAGACTTAGCTATGTGTCTTCTTTTTTGCTCACAGATATGCACTATCAAAGTTTTTTCTTTGGTAAACTTTGTTGAACAATATTCGCAAGTATAAGTCGTCACTCGTTCTATAATCATTTTAGCAATTTTTCAATTTGCTTGTCATCGTATCCATGTAGTTTTGCTAACTCTTTAAATTCTTTTTCTGTGTTTATAATCGAAAGTAATTCTAATTCATCTATTTTTTTATTTGGATATATTTCAGATAAAAATTTA